GCTGATGGTGTAGGCGGAGCAACAAATCCTGTATAAGCAAGCGCAGGATTTAACTTAATCAACGCTGCCATCACAGAGTTGGGGAACGTGGCTACAGGTACGCTTCTAGAAAAATCTGAAGCTTTTGAGCCCATAGCACGAGCTAATCCCTCGTTGTCACCTGTGGCAGATCTAATCTGACCAGTAGTTGGATCAACTAATACAGGCAGATTAACTGTTTTACCACTAGCATCTAAACCAGTATAGAACAGTGTGCCTGTTTTTAAATCAACATTAACACCTTGCTTTTGCTGAGCACCGCCGGGGCCAGCTACTTGTGTATCTTCTAAAAGATTAACTGATACTTCACCATCTTGAGGTGTGTAGTTTGCAATAGTATCAAGTGCATTAGTTTTATCTTCAGCAGTTAATATGTCTGTTGGCAATTTTGTGCCAAGAGTACTATTAAGCAAATCATTAACACTTGCAAATGTGTTGGTAGTTCCACCCAACAAATCGGTTGCATCAGCAGTCTTGGTAGATGTGGCTTTCTTAACTTCATCATTTGCCAGTCCGATAGCAGCATTGATAGCCAACTGATCGAACGGCTTGTTGTTAAACGTTCCAATAACTACATTCTTGATTGCATTCTTTTGAGAATTTGTAAGGTTTGAATAGCCTTCAATATTACCAAGCAATGTATCGGTAGCACCTGACATTCCGCCAGTTTTAGCTCCTGCAAGTACAGAGTCAACCAAGTCTGTATTAGTTACTATGCCTTTAACCAAACCAGAAGTAGCACCTTGGAATGTTTTTGCCAACATGCCTGTCGAGTCAATGCTGTTCAACTGTTTGGTTATGTCTCCAAGTGCAGTTGAGCTCAACACCTCTCCACCTAAGTATGAGGCAAGCATGTTCTTTGCAGCTGTGGCTGCATCTGCACCAGACAAAACTGACACAGCAAAATTAGTAGCTAACTGAGCTGGAATGGACATACCAGCTGTTGCAACAGCAAGACCAACTTGACCAATTGGCCCAAGGTCAGTCATCAAATTAGCTAAGTCATTACTAGATTTACCTTGCGTGTAAAAAATAGGAAGACCAGTTTTGGGATCTATGCTGACTTTGTAATCTGTTCCGCCTTCTCCGGTAGCTGTATAACCAAAAGTTCCGGAACCATCGCCAAGAGCTTTTCCGGTTTCTTTGTTAATAATGCCAGTGCCGGTTATTCCTGTCGTAACTAATTGTTGACTTTGATTCTCACCTTCACCAACATTAACAGTACGTATGTCTGATAGTTCCGATGCAGTCATTGGCACCCACGATTGGGTCAATGGATCATATTTTGAATATGCACCAGTAGGATTGCCGTTGTCATCAATCTCGGCTTTGACATTTACATCACCAGTAATTTTTCCTGTGCCAATTTGATTGATATTTTTGATGCCAAGCTTATTTAGATAAGCGGCCATGTCCAAGGCAACTTGATCCTTGTTTGTGATGGAATCCTTGCCAAGAATCTTTGCCCCAGTAGCAGCATCAAATCCAATATTTGCACCAGATCCTGCATTAAAAGCACCGCCAGTCCAGTACTTATCTGTACCCATTGCACCGGTTAGCGTACTAATCTGGTTTGTCAGATTGCTTAACTCGTTAGCATCAAATGTCTGACCATCGTTGTAAGTTGCAGTCCAACTTGTTGTTGGAGTGGTTGTAACTGTAGGTTGTGTAGTCGAAGTAGGCTGAGTAGTTACTGTGGGAGAAACAGTTGTTTGCGTTGTAACTGTTGGTTGTGTTGTAACTGTTGATTGAGTGGTAACAGTAGGCTGAGTTGTTGCAGTAGTTGTCTGAAGACCTGCAATACCAGTCTTATCTGATGTATCTACATTTGTTCCACCAGTTGTAGGCAAACCAGTAATGCCTGTGGCAACGTTGTACCTATTAGTTACGTCCTCTAAATTTGCACCAGTAGCACGAGAAATGTCTGCTGCACTTAGTTTAAACTGATCCATAGCGTTGGCAACAGTTTTGTCGTCAACACCTTGGTTGGCTAAGAACCAATCAAATATCTGTTTGTCAGATACAGACGGCGCTGTATCTTCAAATTGATCTTCACCCCATTGCTGTTTTCCGTAATCAATAGCCATACTTAAACCTTAATCTTTAGGCTGTCGTCAGCAGTGTCTCGATACACTTCGCCTACACGCAGGTTAGCCAAGTCAGCATCTGTTGGCAGAGTATCAATGTTAATGTTTAGCTGCGCAATGTTGATTGGTTGAATGGCGTTTACACGTTGGAAAAACAAGTTCAAAACGTTCAACATCTGCCCCATGTAGGCAGCGTCATACTCTGGCGGAGGAGCCGGTAGTCGTGGTGGAGCGTCGCTAAACAGACTCATGTGTTACCTCTGCGACCGTCTTGTTTAATATCAATACGAGGTGCGCCCAGCTGCCAAGTAGTACCAATCTGGGTTGACTCCATTTGGAATATCAACTGACGACCACGGACACGGATGTACACCTGACCTGTGAACTCTTCTACCGGCGCAGTGGCAATACGCTGAATTGATGCGTTGCTTGTGCCTGCGGTTGAGCGTGGATCATTAGCGCCTGAGCCTGAGTTCTGATACGGGATCAGAGTCATTGTGCACTGAGGTGTACCACTTGTAGAGCCACGGAATGTCAAGTCAGGCAGGACGCGCCAGATAAAGCCAAAGTTATGGCCATCATCAATATCAAACTCAGAAGACGCAATCAAAGCCTCGATAGGCGCAGTGGTGGATGTAGAGTTATCGTCTACGCCGTCCTCATGGTTGACCAAGTTGTTAATGTAAGTTGCAGCCAGCGGATAGTTTCGCAGACCAGAGTCAAGCCACGCTGATCTTTCCATCGTGCCGTAGTACCAGATGTCTTCAAGATAGTTGTAAACCACATACTTGTCTACAGTGTTGCTACCGGCAGAACAATAGAACCACCACGCTTCATTAAAACCTTCATTAGTTCCAGCAAACACTTGAGAACTCTGCGTCAAGTTAATGTCGCTAAAAATATGTTGTCGCAGGTCACAGCGCAAGGTCTGTACACGACCGTCATATTTGTAGAACTTATCTACGCCCATCCAATAGACCGTACCCGAAGCTAGACAAACCGCATTTTGACCTAAGATGGAAACGTTATCCCCCAGAAGTTGGGATGACCAAACTACGGGAGCTCCGACGTACTGCAAAGAATACACAGAAGAATCTGTAAACACCACAATCTCTTGGCGAGCTTGAATGGCGGTAACAATTTCAGAACCGTGAGATAACTGTAAGCTACCAGCTTGGTTAGTTGGGGCTGGTGTCCAAGTCAAAATGTCTTCTTGATCCGACCAACGAATCAACATAGGGTTCAGAGTAGAACTGCTGTAATCATCACAACCAAAAGCAAATGCAAAGCGGCTTGCATCAGAAACAAATGTGTACAGGACTACGGAAGGCACGTCTGCGTCTGCGCCCAGAATGCTAGACACCAACTTACCGCGAGTGCTTAAACCAAGGGTCTGATCCCAATAGTACAAGCCACCACCACGAGGTGCGAACAACAAGTCTTCGCCAAAATTGGATTGACTCCACAAACGCAAAGAAGAAGTAGAGCTACCGCCCGTACCCCAAGGGCCAGCACCCCAAGCACCTGCGCCCCAGCCTGTAAGTGGAACTGCGTATTCAGGGCCAACATTGAGTTGATATGCGGCAACAACAGAAGCACCGCCACCGGGAGAGCCAGCAATTGCTGTGGCATTTGGTGTTACAGATATAACAATTGTGTATGTGTTGGCATCGACAACCGTGACCTGAAACTCTTGATTCAATACTGCCGCAGTAACGTTTGTGCCGCCACCGCCAATATCTACAGCACCGCTAAATGTTACAAAGTCGCCCGTAACACAACCGTGCGCAGTATCCGTCACCGTCACAGTGGTTGAGGCAGTTAAAGCAAACGGGTTGTTGTTGATCGTACCGCTGGCACGGATAGGCGTAATGTCGTTGTACGAACCGCCGTTCTCAATGTAGAACTTTAAGTTAGTGCCCACACCCACAAGGTTTGCACCACCAAGCGTGACCCAATTCCACAATGAACGGCATACGCCAAGGTATGTTTCCTCGGAGATGCGTACCCAGCCGCCAATCTTTTCAGGAGTTCCAGAACGGAAACGCACCTTTTCGGACTCGTACCAACCACCCGCTACGTTCGTGCCAGAATTGACAGACCCCAAAGCCTCGGATGCGTACCGTGTATTTTCCCGGTTAACGCCGGGTCGGAACAGAATCTTTTTTAACGGCATTGGCGACCTTTATTTGCTGGCAACGCCTTTG